TCATAATTAAAATCTTTAGCAGTTGCAGTAGTTGTAACAAATAAAGATATTAATATAATAATAAATCTAAACATATAATACTCCTAAAATATGAAAGTGAGATTAAGATATTTAATTACGCCACTCTTGTTACTTGCTCTAGCGTCTTAATCTCATGAGTATTATAGTATATTGAGTTACCGTCCGTGTCTTCCACTAGTCTCCGGTGATAATCCTTTCCAACTCTGTGTTGTTCACAACTGAATGTAAACATTATGATTATCTGTTTGAAAAGATCAGTTTACTCTTGCAGGACATGATCAGGTCCTTCTACATATATTTAAAGTGCTGCAGGTTCACACTATTATCCTATTACTAGAATAATTCTTTTGCTTCGGTCTTTGGCTCTTCAATAGCTACAGCAGTAAAGTCAGCTCCACCAGTACTTTCATACTTTTCTAGCTTAGTTACTTGTATTGCAGTTAAAGAATTACCAACACCGGATCTAGCTGAGTTCTTGTATGGGTATTGCCACACAATAACGTTTCCAACTGAACCATTACCAATTATTCTTGTATTCTCGATTGGCTTAAGATCTGCATCTACAGCTCTTACTTTACCATTCTCTGAACCATCTTTCTTAAATGCTTTTCTCTTGAGTCCAACGATCATCTTACCGTCTTTCTCTTTAACATTAAAGTAATTAGATTTTAATACTTCTGCTTGCTCTTTAGTAACAACGATTTGCATTTCGTAAACCATTGTACCAAATGAATCAACAGGAGTTTCAATCTTAACCCAGTTCATTTCTACATTATCGATTTTAAAGTTTCTTGGATTTTCTAACATATTATTTCTCTTTCTGCCCTATGGCTTTTGTGCTAACAATGAGTTGTTAACAGCTTTAGTTAGTTATTTTATGATAGAGGATATTAGACTCCGGGTCATCCGTTTGAATAATATCCTTAGAGTTAGTGTAACTTGTTACACCCTTTATGTTTAATCCATAGTTTTATTGTCTAACCCAAACCATACAGTAAAGTCTAAAGATTGCTCTAAGAAGTATATGTATGCATCTGAACTTAAATTAGATTTAATATGATCTCTAATTATCTTCATTTGTTTAGGTTGGCACTCATGGTGCTTATCAATAATTCTATTGAGTATTTCTTGTACACACTCAAAAGGAGTATCAGCCATTGGATTATTCCAATGTTTATCAATTATATTGAATAACTCTTTAGTTGTGTGTCCTTTAGGGAATTCTTTTATCATCTTGATTCTCTTTCTATTTTAATAAATGAATATGCTATCCATATAACAAATAGGAAGCCTGCTAATGCAAAGCTTCCCATAGTTAAACCAAATATTAGATCTAGCATTACTTTGTATTTAAATCTTTAGCATAATCAGTCCATGATTGAGCTGATTTAGTATCAAAGTGTACAGATCCGTCTGGTGCTACATAATATTTCATATTGTTTCCTTTCATATAGCTATTGGTTATTATTTGTTGTTCATCCAAAATGTAGTCACTACTATAGTCTTTTCTTTATTAGTGATTACAATTAATCTTTGTGTATGATCTAATATGCATACATTGTAGTTATTAGCAGTTGATGGCTTAGTTTGACCATTTTGTAATGCTACAAGTATTTGACCATATGTGATATTTCTTTTGTTCATTTGTTCTTGAACATGTTTGGTTAATTTGATCATCTTATGTCCTTTCTAATGATGACTGCAGATGGTATTCATCTGTGGATTAATCCTCAGAAGTCATACCATCTGTGTTTGATTTGACCTGTTCTTATCTTTTCTTGTCTATGGTTTAGAGCTATTAGACTTACAAAGATAAACAAGCATATTAAGAATATACTCATTTACTTCTCCAAGGTTAAGTTAGAGAATGCTTCTATGATCTTACTAGCTTGCTTAGTTGTTTTCACTAGTGTATAATCATTAGGTAAGTATTTCTTTATCCAATACATTTGGTTCTTAGTTGGCTTACTAGTTGGATCTAGTTTAGCTTTATAGATTTGATTAGGTAACATATATTATCCTTTCTGTACCTATAGTATTAATAGGTATATATTATCCTCCCCCTATAAGGGTGCACGGGACGATATATCCTCAGTGATAGTGTGATTCATCACACCCTTATCTATCTTTATATAGCATATGGTATACATTAGGGATCGTATGTCCCCACAGTATCCTCTACTGCTCCATATCTCCTCCATATCGGCCCAAACCCACTGCAAATGATCCCCGTGCACCCTTATAGGAACCCTAACACACGCACAGGACACGCTAGGGATCGCAAGGGGGTACTAAACTCTACGTGAGGTACATATATATTACCTTACTTTATTCATATACTCAGAGGACAACCAATGGATAAAAAGAAAGAACTACTACGCCTTATTAAAGAGAAAGAGAAGAGGATTAAACTCAGGGAGTACGAAGAGAACTTTGGTACATTTGCGGAAGAACAGATACAAATTATAACTAAAGATGCTACTCAAGGATTCGTTCCCTTCAGATTCAATAGGGCCCAAGAGATTATTACAGAGAAATTAGATAAACAGAGACAGGAGACAGGTAGAGTTAGAGCTATAATACTTAAAGCTAGACAACAAGGTATAAGTACCTATTGCGCTGGTAGAGTATTTTGGAAATCCTACTTCTCACCCCACGCAAGATCAGTAGTGATGGCACACGACTCAGCAACTTCTGATGCTTTGTTTAATATGTCAAAGAATTTAATTAAGAATATGCAGGGAGAGCTTGCTCCCGAAGAACATAGATCAAATGCTAAAGAAATTATTATCAAATCACCCAGTTTTAAAGATAAGGATGCAGTTGCTTCTTATAGACTTTACACTGCGGGTTCCCCTGAGGCTGGCAGAGGTACTACACCTACGATTGCTCACCTCTCGGAGGTTGCATTCTGGCAACATGATGAGAAGATTCTTGCTGGATTGTTTCAGGGTATATCACAGGCTGAGGGAACAGAAGTTATCCTTGAATCAACAGCTAATGGTGCTCAAGGAGAATTCTATAGATTATGGAAAGGAGCAGTAGCAGGAGAGAATGAATATCTCCCTATCTTCTTACCTTGGTTCCTAACACCTGAATATCATAGGGAAGCCCCTGAGAATATGGAGCTAAGCGTAGAGGAAGAGAAGTTACAAGAAAAGTATTCACTAACTTTAGACCAATTGTATTGGAGAAGACTAAAGATAGCAGAAGGTGGAGAATTAAAGTTTAAACAAGAATATCCTTCTTCAGCAGATGAAGCATTCATTGTATCAGGATCTAATGTATTTAATGTAGAGAAGTTAGATGCTCTAGTTCCACAAGAAACTAAGAAGAGATTACACTGGGACTTCCACAGTAAATTATTAGAAGATCACAGAGAAGGAGATATACATATATTTGACTATCCTGATTGGGATGAACCTTATATTGTAGCAGCAGATGTTGCACTTGGGGTAGGTCAAGATTATAGCGCTGCAGTAGTTCTTAATAATAAGAGAGAAGTATGTGCACTATATCGTAATAACCGTATAGATCCTAGTAAATATGGAGAGCTTTTGTTTTATCTAGGTAGATATTACAATAATGCTTTTCTTTGTGTAGAATCTAATAGTATGGGAATAGCTACCCTTCAAAAGCTAGAGAATATGAATTATGTAAATCTCTATAGACAAACTAAGATAGCTAATGTTCTTAATGAAGAAGGAGAACGCTTAGGTTTTCGTACTACTACAGCTACAAAACCAGTTATTATAGGTAATCTTAAGAATGCTATAGAGAATGAAGAAGTATTAATCCCTTCTCCAGTGATGATACAGGAGTTGAAGGATTATATTAGTACTGAGACTGGTAAAACTGAGGCAGCCCCAGGTTGTACAGATGATACAGTCATAGCTTTAGCCCTGAGTCTAGAGGTATTAAGGACTCATTGGGATAGATTAAGTACAAGAAATGTATCTTGGAAAGAGAAGATAGGAGACTGGAAACCAGATCAGACTAATTGGTTCTAGCGTAGCTAAAGCTAGATTTAATATCATAAAGGAGTAATGTATGTGGTATTATGAAGTTGTAACTAATAATAATGTAAATGAATTATCCCCAATTGATAAGATTAAGATACATCAATATGAGGTAGAAAGACAGAAAGAGATTATAAAATCCTTAAAAGAGAAATTGACTGTAGCTGAAAAGAGTCTCTCAGATAAGATAGAAGAGACTAATAATATGAAGAAAGAAGCTAAAGATTATCTTAAAGGATTAATGAAGGAGTTATAGTATGATAGCATGGTTAAAATGTTGGATGAAAACTATATTTAAGTTTATTTGTCCTTGCTGCAAAGGTGGTAAGTGCAAGAAATAATTCCATTGTCCTCAATAGGTTGCCAGCACCTATGGAATAAAAGCTGGCATTTAAATGAGGATATTAAATGATGGAGATTATAGAATGGCTATTACAGTATTGGCAGGATTTGCCACCGTGGGTGCAGTTCTGGGTGCTATCGCTGGTTGGCGTGCGCCTAACAAACGCAACATTTCGTCAAGTAAAAGAACTGATCCAACATATTAAAAGTATATAAATCCATGGGCATGTAGGCCCAGTTAGTTAGGGAGATCGATATGTCCAGATTTATACAGAATACTAATAAACCTGCTCCAAAGAAGGAGCCACAGCCTAGAACATTACCTAAACCAGGTACATATACAAGTCAAAACTTGACTGAGGCTAAAAAGATTATATCACCTGAAGGTGGGAGGAGATAATGGCAGTATTTAATGGACCTAATCAACCTACCCAGGCAGGTGGTTATAAAGAGAAGGTCACAGATGAACAACTCATTAACCTAATAGAAGCTGGAGTACAGAATTCTGTGGGTGATTGGTTGAATTCCTCTGACCTTACACGTGAAAGATTGCGTAGTACTTATGAATATGCAGGAGTTCCTGAGTTTCATTTAGCTCCTCAAGGAGTATCTACTATTGTAGACACTAGTACTACAGAAACAGTTGAAGCATATACAGCAGTAATTAGTGATTTGTTCCTAAATAACCAGAAAGTTGCTAGGTTTCTCCCTATGGATACAGCTCCTGGTGCTTATATGGCTGCTAAAAATGCTTCCAACCTTGTAAATTACATCATATTCAAACAGAATAACGGATGGGAACAGTTACAAACCTGGTTTAAATCCGCTCTTTTGTGGAAGAATGGAATAGTTAGATGGGATTATATACAAGATTATGAATATAGAATAGAAGAATACGATAAGATAGATCAAATAAAGCTAGATGAGTTACTTGCTGATGAGAATGTAGAGATAGTAGGTAACTTAGAGTTTGAAAATGAACTCACTGATGCTGATCCTTTAGCAGGACAAGAGGGTAAATCTAACTTAGTTTACGTAAATGTACGTCTCAGAAGGAAAATAGACAATTCTAAGATCAAAATAGAGAACGTACCACCTGAAAACTTTAGAATATCAAGAGATGCTAAGTCAATAGAAGAGGCAGTATTTGTAGGAATACAGACTGATATGACTAGATCAGAGATTAGAAAGCAATGGCCTGATGTAGCTGATAATATAGAAGACTGGGATGAGTTAGGACATCAAGAACAATGGTTAGGTAACTCAAGATACTCAGAAGATATAGCTGCAAGAAAGTTTGTAACAGGTCAAGAATACTGGCAAGGTTCAGTATCTCAAGATCTATTCCCATTAGAAGCTAACAGAGAAGTAACTGTAACTGAATGTTGGATTAATGTGGATAGAGATGGTGATGGTATAGCTGAATTGAAACACTTCATTATTGCAGGTACACATATATTGTGGGAAGAAGATGTAGATATGATTCCTATAGCTACTATTGTTCCTATAGATATACCATTTGAATTTTATGGATTAAGTATTGCTGACTTTACTAGATCAAGTACGTTAGCAAGCACAGCGATTCTGCGAGGATTTGTTGAGAATACTTATCTAACCAACTACGCCCCTAAGTTAGCTGACCCTAATGTAGTTGACTTTAGTGCTTTACAGAATATGAAGCCTAAACAGATAGTACCTACCAACGGTAATCCTGCTGCAGCTGTGCAGCCACTACCACCGGAGACTATAAGTACAGGTACGGTACCC